TAAAGAAGCTTACTATCAAGGTTATGAAGGGTTGTTAAGTCGCTGGAAAGAAGTTCAAAATAATAAAGGTACAATACATCTTAGTAAGCTCTTAGGACCGAATACTTGGTGGAGTAATACCAATACATATATAAAATATGTAGATGCTAGTTGATGGTAATAATTTTATATCCCACTACCTAAAAAATGGTAAACCGTTGCTTGCTGGTAAGATTGGGGTTACTGAATTAAATTTACTTTATTGTAACTATACTTTAGAAAACGCTAATCACTTCCAATCACACCTTCAACACGAAGCTGAAGACATCGCAGGATTATACCCATATAACGTAGAGACTACTAAAAAGTTTGGTGCTGATATGATTAAAGCTCTATCTTTAATAGATATCATACCTAAATGGAATAAAGTTAACCCGATGTTTGAACAGTATGCTTTTGAAAACTATTGTCCAAATGCATATAAGACCCAATTACAACATTTGGAGCCGTATTTTTTTGATAAGCCTTGGACAGATTATCTTGAAAGTAAAACTGTTCTTGTTATTAGTCCTTTTGCTGAATCGATAGAAAATAATTACCCCAATTTAAGTAAGATTTGGAATAGTAAAATTAAACCTAATTTTAAACTTAAAACTCTAAAGTATCCTTTTGCTTTAAAAATTAATCCTCTTGCTCAAATAAAGTGGTCTACTTCAGATCATATCTATAAAGAATATATAGAACTAATACGTGGTATAGATTTTGATATCTGTATTACTGGTACTGGTTATACATCTCTTTTACTCGCTGCAGAAGCAAAAAGAATGGGTAAAATAGGTATTCATTTAGGAGGATCAACTCAGATAATGTTCGGTATTAAAGGTCAACGCTGGAGAGAGATAAAAGAATTTCAACCATTTTTTAACGAACACTGGACAGACCCTCTCGATCTTGAAAAACCAGATAAACGAGAATTAGTTGAAGGGGGATGCTACTGGTGAAAATTATAGTTAAATATGATCCATATGGTAGAATGGGTAATAGAATGTTTCAGTATGCGTTTGGATATGTATTAGTTAACTGGAAGATTTTAACACAGAGACATAATCCAGAATTTTATCACCCAGCAATACCTAATTTTAATATACACAGTAAAGAATGTAAAGAAAATCTTAACAATCCTTTTAACACTAAATCATTCGGCGACCATCATGTAGATTTCGATTTTCTTTTTAAGCATGACGGCGATATTATTATAGACTCTTTTGTACAAAAAGCAAAATACTATGTACCTTATAGACGGGAATTAATTAAACAATTTTTACCGAACAATCATATGTCAGGTAACGATTACTTAGTTGTACATATACGTGAGACTGACTATACATTAATAAATGGTTTCTTAGGATATGATTACTATAAGAAACTTATAACTGATTCTGGCTTTACAAACATTATTATTGTGACAGATAACTCTACTTGCGATACTGTACAGCGTTTAGTTTCAGAAGGTTGTAGATTAAATTCAGAAGGCAATGTTAATAAATTTGAACATACCAGCGATGCAAGAGCGATGGCTGACTTTGATTTACTTGTTCAAAGTAAGAACATTGCTATTTCGCAATCATCTTTTTCTTGGTGGGCAGCTTTCTTAGGTAATCATGATAAGATTATATTCCCATTCAAGTCAGAAGGTGGGGTATGGCCATTATATCCAAAAGAAAATGAAATTGATCTATATTTTGATTTAGGTCAATCGCAAAAATTTATACTATGAGTGTTGAAATGACAATCTATCAACCATGGGGTGGTCTTGGAGATAATTTAGCTCATTCTATTATACCTGAACTTTGTAAAGCTACTGGTAATAAATGTTATCTTTCTAAACATAATGCATACCGTAATCAGCAAATTTACGATCTAATTTGGGGCTTAAATCCATTTTTAGAGAAAGAACAAAAGGATAGTAAAGATTTATCTTGGTTGGATAGATGTAGTGTTTTTGAAAACCAAGGTTTAAATCATGTTCAAGTTATACAAAAGACGCACGGTTTTAATACTTTATTTGAATATCCGAAAATTTACTATACTCCTAAGTTTTTACCTGAATATAAAAATTCTACTTTTATTGACTTTAATAGTATATCAGTAGGTTATGATAGAGATGTTCTTGATAGTAAACTCAAACAACTTTTAGAAGAGAAGAAAATGTACGATGACGTTGTTGTTGTAACTCATAGTAAAGTTGACAATAATCAGTATAAGTTAGATCTTGCTACAGAAGTTATTGATATTAACGATCTGTTTTTTTATAGCGATATAGTTTATTCGTGTAAAAATATCATAACCCTCAATTCAGGTATGACTAATTTAGCTTCAACTATAAAGAACCAGTTTCAAAATGATGTTCAGATTTACACCTTTACTTATAAGAAGTACTTGAAAGAATATGGCAGTAACGGATATTTTTATAGTAACAATAACTATATTGCTGTTGATTAGTGTTTAATTTTAGATAAAATACCGATATGAAGTTTTTAATTACCGGTATTACTGGATTTGCAGGTCCGAATATGGCTAACCTTTTGATTGCAGAAGGTCATGAAGTTTTTGGTTTAGTACGTCATAGTAACGGAAGAGAGACTGATATTCTTGATATCGTTCCGCAAGACAATTTTGAAAAGATTAAGTTTGTTAGGGCTGATTTGACCAATTTTAGATCTTTACAGCAAGTATTTAGAGAGAATAAATTTGATGGGGTGTTTCATTTAGCCGCTCAATCACACCCGCCTACAAGCTTTAAAGACCCAATCGGTACTATGCAAGAAAATGTTATTGGTTCAGCTAATCTTATCCAGTGTATTGAGGATTTACAACCAGATTGTAAATTAATGTTCTGCAGTACTTCTGAGGTCTACGGTAATGTTGGTATTGATGGTCGTAAGATTAAGACAACAGATACTTTAATGCCAGCTAACCCATACGGTGCAAGTAAAGCTGCAACAGATTTATATTTGCAGGAACGTTTTGAGAATAAGAAAATCAAAGGTTTTATTACTAGAGCATTCTCACATACTGGCCCGCGTAGAGGTAAGACTTTCTCTATCTCATCTGATGCATATCAAATTGCAAGTATGATGATTGGTAAGCAAAATAATACACTTAGGGTCGGTAATCTAGAAACCGTACGCGTCGTTCTCGATGTAAGAGATATTGTTAACTCATACTACAAGCTAATGCTTACAGATAAATCTAACGGTAAGATATTTAATATTAGCGGTGATGTACCTAGAAAGATGGGCTTTTATACTGACAAGCTTATTGAATTAAGCAAGTTAAAAAACGTTGAAAAGCGGATTGACCCTGCACTATATCGTCCAATCGATATTCAATACCAATGGGGAGATGTTAGTGAGTTGCTAGCAATTACCGACTGGAAGCAAACTTATACAATTGACCAAACAATCGGAGATCTTCTTAACTACTGGGTAAAGAAGCTTAGTTAATGAACTTTGTTCTATTTCATATAGGTTTAAATTTTCCTATACACTTAAGACAGTGTATACAAAACATTAAACATTTCAATCCATCTAGTAAGATATATTTTCTTACAGAAGTTGATGTCATATATAAAGCGTTTCCAGATATAGAATATATAGATGTAAGAGATTTTGATAGCTATCAATTATTAAAATCTAATATTTTTATATCTTCTTATCACGCTACGCTTTTTAGAAACTCGTTGTTTAGATTTTTCTTTATTAACGAGTTCATTAAAAAACGTGAGCTAAAAAACGTTATTCATTTTGATAATGATGTTTTAGTATTTGAAGATTATTCAAAGCATTTAGCTGCATTTGAAACTAGTGATATATTCATCACCCCTCATTCGTTAAATGAATATGTTTGTGGCACGATGTATATTAAAAATAATATCGATATTATTTGCGATTATTTTGCCAATCTTATCTTTAAAGATGAGCAAACTTTAGTTTCATATGCAGGAGAAGGTTTCATGCCTAATGAAATGAGGTTGTTAAGTAAATTAGATCAAGAAAAAAAATGCTTCAGTTTACTGCCAATTTTACCAATTGGAGAATTTTCATATAACTTTAGTAATTTTAAATCATTATTTGATCCTTCATCATACGGCCAACATATAGGGGGTACTCCAGAAAAACCTGAAGGTGGTTGGGTAGCTGCACAGAATGGTCATAGAGCTATTGACCCTTTGTTAACTGCAAGAACAATTGATATTATATTTGAAGATAAACTACCATATGTTATGTTAACCGGTAAGCAAATTAAACTTAACAATCTACATATACATAGTAAACAACTAAGTAAATACTCAATATGATATCCGGTGAACTATTTCAATCCCTATCTCAGATAAGCTTTTGTACTGAAAAGAATTGTATTATAAATGATCAATTAGCTAGTATGCCACAAAATGTGCATATTATTAATAATTTTCCGGTTGAAGAAATTAAAAACTATAGTAAAATTTTTATATACTCTCATGATATACATCCTTTCTTTACAAAGTTTTTTGATTATTTAGCTGATGACACAGTCATTATTACCCATAACTCTGATATAGGCGTTGATAGTTCATGCTTTAAATATCTTGAATCACCTAAAATTAAAAAATGGTTTTGTCAAAACAGATACATTATACATCCAAAATTATTTTCTATTCCTATTGGCATGGCTAATAGTCAATGGCCTCATGGTAATACGCAAGCAATGTATAATGCTATAAATGCAAACCATGCCAAAAAATATATAGTATATAAAAACTTTGATATAGGTACAAACAGAGATAGAAGAAATTTTGTTGATGCTATTACAACATCAAACGGAATACCGATGAACCCGAATATACCGTTTCCGGTATATCTACAAGAATTATCTAAGAGTTGTTTTGCTATTTCACCACCTGGTAATGGTGTTGACTGCCATAGAATATGGGAGTGCTTACTTTTAAAAGTAGTGCCAGTGGTAGAGGATAGTGAATGCTTAAGTCAATTTAAACATTTACCAATATTGTTTATTAATAACTGGCAAGAAGTTACACCAAAAATGCTACTTGATAAGGTAGACCATTTTATGACTAGTAAGTTTGATTTTGCAATGCTTGATATTGAATACTGGAGAAAAATTATATGAAATTTGGAATTATTAGTAGAGATGAAATTGAATTAGTAAGTCATGGTCTATTTCAAAACTTTAGATTTGCATTAAAAAATTACTTACAAGTAGATTTTAAAAACGTTAATAACGTACAAGATCTAGACGGGGTCGATACTCTTTTTATCGTTGATGAGCATTTTGGACCTCATGTCGATATCTGGAAGAACGAGTCATTTATTAATGAGCTAAATAACCGTAACATTAGAACGATTATTTTTAACTTTGAAAAAATATACGATGCTCTATTTCCTTGGAATGTAGATCACCAACGTAACGTTGATCGTATTAAAAATCTCGTACAGTTTGTAAGCGATATTAATGATGCTAAAATTTTAAATAGACCGGTTATTAATAAACAGCTTCTTTCAAGGGATACTGTTTTAGTTCAATTAGAAAATAAAATTAACGAGATACTTTTTATTGGTCAAATAAACCCACACGTTTATGTCAGACGTCGTGAAGTGTTAGGTAATTTAATGGGTAAAAATTTACCTTTAAAAATTATTAACTCAGATAGAAAGTTTACCTATAATGAATATCTCAAGTTATTAGCTAGTTATAAGTATATTCTTAACCCGCTAGGTACTGGAGACTTTTTAAATTTAAGATTTTACGAAGCATTAAAAATGGGTTGTGTACCTGTTCAACAGGTTACGGATGATATGCTTATAAGATATACGGAGTTAAATAACGGCTACACGGTAAACTTTAAACATCCGAACGAATTAACTGAGTTACCAACTCTTGAATCAAAACCATTCCATTACTATCTTGAGGATTATTTTGAAGAAATAAACTTGAAATCGTATCTGTAGTACCTATAATCGGGTATGATTATTAAAGATGTACCTGTATATGATGGTTTGTTAATTCATAAGCGTTTTGCATACAATTATTTTCGTAAGAAGACATTGCCGATCGGTAATATCGTTGCATTTAGAGCTCCTATGAATGTATTGGCTGATGGTATGATTGATAGTGAAGATATCTTGCAGAATGATTTTATCTATAGCGACGACGCTGTTAACTTCTGTTGGGAGATTCCAAATCTTGACCCGTTCGGAGCAGTAGCTTGGCAAAGACTTTTTAATACTCAGATTGCTAATATCGTATCGAGTATGATTAAAAAGCCAATTGAAGTTGATGGTGATGATCTTCTTGTGCATGATAACTTTGAAGGTAGCGATGGCTCTCAACAAAATGTCGGTAAGTGTAGTGTTAGTATCACAGTATCTAAAAATAATGTTGCACTAGGGCATACCGGCATCAATATCAATGCTGGACGTAAAGCTCCTAACTTTGCATATAGTACCAAGCTTACGGATGCTCAAGTTGATCAGTTTATGAAAGCAGTAATCGATATGTTTTATGCATTGAACGATGATATCTTTATTGCGACGACTAAAGTTATTGCTTAATGACAATATTTGATTATATTAATTCAGTATTATTCACAAAAAAGAAAGTAGAATTAAACTGCGATGATGAGTCGCAGTTTAACCTTTTTATGATGAATAGATGGTTATCGTTTTATTCAAATGAAACTGTAGATTATGTAAATATGACTACTAATAGATACGGTAACTTGTTCAGTCTTAAACAAGATCAATATAATATGCTATTTAATGCGATGCCTGCTCTTAAGTTTAAACGCATTAATTATATAAAGAAGTTAAAGAAGGATGATAAGAAAGAAGAAGAGAAGCAATTTGTACCAGAGTTTATGAGTGTAAAAGAATATCAACAAAACGTTGAACTATCTAAAACGTTTAGTAAGTAGGTTATATGGCACAAGTATCAATCGACACTCTTGAAACAAAAAAAAGCTTAATTGATTTAGATAGTTATGGAAAAGGTAACTTTGGTCTCGGTGAAGATTTTGTCTTATCGTTTATCTTCGATGATATCGTCCTTGTTGAATTTGTTGATGAAGTAACCGATAACGCCGGTGATGCTGTAATGAGAGGTGGTATTTTTGTACCAACTAATGCTCTTATTAAAGCTTGGAGAAAAGCTAAAGTTATTTTAGTGGGTCCAAGTGTTAAATATTGCAAAGCTGGTGATATTGTTATCTTTCCGAATGATAAAGGAGCTGCAGTATCAAATATCATAATTGAAGGTTATGGTAAACTAAAGAAGGGTCTTTTTTTAAATGAACAAAGACTATTCGGTATTTGTAAGAGCGTTGATCAAAATTCAACCGTAACAGATTTTAAGCAAGATGATAACAACCCTAGAAAGTCTAAGAAATCTTCTAAATGATAATGTTTGTGAGATAGTGTTTGTACGTCGTCGCTTAAGATCAAATAGACCTCCGGTGAGACGTATGTTATGCACTCTCGATCAAAAAATACTTGATAGTACTAACGGTAGACTATCTTTAAATTATTCACCATCAAGTGGTATTCTGCCATATAATGCGCAAGCTAAAAACTTGTTACCTGTATGGGATATTTTTATGCAGGATTGGAGAATGGTAAGTTTAGATAGTTGTAATGTTATACAGGTAATTAAAGGGGAAGAGTTTTGGGGATACTTTAATAATAATTTATTAAAGATGTCAATGCAAGAAAAAATGACATATATGGACACATGAATAATAATATTGAAAATGAAATTAATTCTTTTTTACAAAAAGACGTGGTGTTTTTTATAAACAGTGAAAAACCTCTCAAAGTAGGTAAACTTTTAATCTTTAAATTTAAAGATTTTTATTTCAACTTTTTATTGAAAACGGATAGCTCTAATAAAATATTTGAGATACCATATCCTTTCCGAATTGAAAAAGGTTTTAATTGCTTACGATTTTCTTACACTCTTGAGGACTTTTCACAAAAGAATTTAGACTTGTATTATAAGTCACTAATTCTCAAACCTAAAAAGAAAAATAAATTATACAATTCAGTGGTTGTTTTATCTGCATTGAACTAGTATAATAGAGTGGTGTTAAGTAAATACCTATCAAAATTTCCAGATAACTATAATCCGAACGACCAACAAATTGAGCTTATTAAGAAAGTAGAAGATGCTTTTACTAAAGGTCATAAGTTCGTTATATGTGCAGCTCCTACTGGGTCAGGTAAAAGCTTTCTAGCTAGAACGCTAGGTAATGTTGCAAGTCAATGTACTCCTGAATTTAAACAGCTTATTACTTCGTATGATGCATTTAGAAAAGATTATATGGGTAATTATAGTCATGAAGTAGAATGTCTCGATCAACCACCACATGGCACGTTTGCTCTAACGATTACCAAGTCATTGCAAGATCAATACTATAGGTTATTTGACGATTCATACATTCTTAAAGGTAAGAGTAATTACCAATGCGCAATTGATGTAAACGTAGATGTAGAGAATGCTCCTTGTTTACTTACCCCTAAGATGAAAGAAGGGTGCTGGTCTAATAATATCTGCCCTTATTACAACGCTCGCAACGCAGCATTAGTAAATGAGTTTGCAGTACTAAATTATAAGATGTTTCTTGCCTTACCAAAGCACGTTAAACGTAAGAACTTTATTATCTGCGATGAAGCAGCTGAGTTAGAAGATGAGCTTATTAAACAGTTTACTGCATTTATCGATCCAGATAGATTAAAGATGTACGGGGTAAAAGTGCCTTACCTTTATACAACAGATCATGAGTCAGTACTTAAATGGCAAAACCAAGTAATGGTTGCAGTTAGTGAGTATATAAACATTCTTATCGAGAGAAATAATAATAAAGCTACTACACTTACTGTTACTGAAAAAGTTAAACTAAACTGGTTAAGTAATCTGCATCGTACTTTAAGCCTTATCGACGAAACGTGGGATAAGTGTGAGTATATTTGTCAACGGGAAGGTAAGACTGTAAAGTTAACTCCTTTTAAAGTTGATACTCTATCAAAATATATTTTCGATCATGCAGATAATGTACTGTTAATGTCAGCTACTATTGTTGATCATAAAAATTACGCAAAAAGTTTAGGTATAACTGAATATAAGTTTATCGAAGTTGATAGTACGTTCGATGCTAAAAAGGCTCCTATTTACGTATCAACTGGTAGTAAACTTAATCACGCTAATATGGAAAAAATGCTACCAAAGCTTGTAGATCAAATTGAAAGTATTTGTGAAAGTCATAAAAATGATAAAGGTATGATACATACCCATACTATGCAAATTACTCAATATCTGCAAAAGAAATTAAAATCGAGTAGGTTTTTATTTAGAGATAGTCAATCTAAAAACGAAACTATTATAGATAACCATTTTAAGTCTAAAGAAGCAACAGTTATAGTTAGTCCTTCAATGACTCACGGGGTAGACTTAAAAGATGATCTTGCTCGCTTTCAGATAATTATTAAAGCTGGCTATCTACCGTTAAGTGATTTAAGAATTAAACGATTGTTTGATGAGGATAAAATATGGTATACTAATAAGATGCTCGGTAATCTAGTACAAGCGTGTGGTCGCGGTATTAGAAGTCAAGACGATCATTGTGTTACCTATATTTTAGATGGAGCTATATATGAGGCTATTATCAATAATAAAAGCAAACTGCCTAAGTACTTCTTAGATAGGTTTGTTTAAATATTAGTATGTTACCTTATAAGGTATATGTTAAACGTGAGATTCAAGAAGAAGGAGTAAAAGACTTTTTAAAGAGGGCCGCGTTTGCTGGAGGTTTAGCTTTAGGAGCTCATGCAGCGACTCCTCAACAACAAACTCGTACCCCTATTGTTAACGTAACATCTAATATTAACAAAAACGAAATGTTTAATATGCTTAAAAAGCATGAGGGGTATAAACCCCAAATGTATAAGGATACAGAAGGCCACTGGACTATAGGGGTGGGTCATTTGGTCACAGCAAATGAAATATCAAAATTTAAAAATAGAAAATTATCTGATACTGAAATAAGAAGCTTATTTGATTCAGATTTAAGCATAGCTATAGCAAATGCAAAAAAGTTTGTACCTAATCTCAACACACTACCTTTACCGGTACAAC